TTCAATATCCTCTGTCCATTAAGATCTAGATCAGCCGTCATATGTGTTGGTGTATTCCCACTACGGCTTACAGTATCCGCAATAGCTGTTTGAATATCTGTTAAGTTTTTGTTAATAGCGTCAATGGCTGCTTGTTCATTTGCAGATAATTGCGTTATTGCTGTTTTCGTATATCTTGACATTTATAACTCCTACTCAGATTCTTTAAAAAATGCTAAAGCTTTAAGTCCTTCGTCAATATCTTTTGTTAGCGTTTTTAACTTACTAACAGTATCTTCTAATTTAGCCAAACGTGTAAGCAAATTGTTTACAGCTAAATATAATTCTTGGTCGTTTTTACTCGCATCACCAAATGATGTTACTTGAGCTACAGCTCCTGTTGTTACAGCAGAAATACTACTCGTTAATGTTACTGGTGCATCCTGACTTTGATATGTAGGAGTTGTCGTTTCTTGTATAGTAAAATCTAAATCTGTTATTTCAAGTTGTCTCCATTCACCAGTCCACGGACCTAATGATGGATCTGTTACTGTTGAAACGTAAACAGAACCAGCAGAAGATTCTTTAATCCCTTTTGGTTCATGTAGTAATTGCGTATCAATTAAATTGGCGTGTTCTACCATAATACCTCCTTATAACGTCTATAGAGGGAGAGATACAATCACTTACCTCTCCCCTTGATAGACATTAGACGTAGTCAACAATCAGTTTGCCTTCAAATCCAGCAGCACCAGATGAAGAAGACACTAAAACTGTAATTGCTTCGTCATATGCAACTTGCTTGTTGATTTGTGCACCAGCACCCACGTTACCTTGGGCAGCCAATGTAGCACCATCAACCAATCCGTCTGCATCTACTGTCGTTCCATCTAATTGGCAAGTACCAACATCAGTGGTTGTAGCAGCAGTATCAGCGGCTTTTGTAATAGCCAAGTATGCACGCAAGATGATAGATCCTTTCGGAATGAAAGCACCTTTCAACTGAAGTGCACTCGTAGAAGTAATGCCAGACACATCAGCGACAATTTGTTTAATCGCATATTTGTTTTGAGCACCAACTTCTTTTGCTAATTCACCTTTACCGTCAGCACCTAAGCCATAGACAGCACGGATTCCAAAATCATCAGTATAAGCCATAACTTACCTCCTTATAAACTAGGTTGCGAATGTAGAACCAGCACGGTTTGCACACAACACACAGAACAAGTTAGCTTTGTCACCAGCACCAATACCGTAGCGAGCAACAGTCACATACTTTTCTTCACGTGTGTCCATATCCCATTCGGATTCCATCTTTGGCATCATTCTCCAAGCTAAACGCCAAGGTCTACGACCAGGTTCGTTAGAGAACAACATAGCAACACCAGCACCTGTACAAGTAACGTCTGTATCAACAGCACGAGATTCAAGTGTCTCTGTCACAACAGGTGTGTAGTTAGATGTATAAACGTCAAAGCCCGCAATATTAAACACGAACTTCATACCAGACACAGCACCAGTGGCAACAATGCCTTCCCATTTCGGGTTGAAGTTCAAGCTTTCCATAAAGTCAGGGTTTGCAGGAATTGCATATTCTTGCCAGGCAGGAACAATAGCAACACGGCTAGCAGTGTAACCGTGGACCGTCAAACCAGCACCAGCATAGAAGAAGTCTTCTGGTACCAATGTACCATAGCGAGCGGTTCCACCAGAAGCGGTAGGACCACCAGCAACGAAACGGTGTTTCACACCATCAATGACGTTTTCGTCAGAGGCTGTTTGTCCAGCTTGGTTAGCCAAGATCTTTGTTTCCAAGTCCACATAAATTGCACGAGCTTCCAAACCAGGAATCTTCGCAGCAATTTGAGAAGACAAGTAAGAATCTTGCAAGAACTTTTCACTAATCTTGTGACCAGAACTCACATAGTTGTTAATTGTAAATTCACGAGAACCAATGTCTAATGAATCATACGCAATCGTTGAACCTTCTTGGAAGTCACGCATTGTGGCATTTCCAATTTCAGCTTCATACCAACTGTCCCCATCAGGGAAGCCAGTGATGACATCTACAAAGTTCATCGCATTCAAAGCAGGTTGCAGTTGTTCACGCAACTGAGCAGAATAAATCTTAGCTTTGATAGCGGCTTTACCTGTAGCTGTCGTAATACCGTTTAAATCGGCCATTTTTATTTCTCCTTTAAGTTGTTACAAATTTGCTAATAAACTTGGATTAGCACAAGCACGCTCAATAAGCTCTGCCATCTTCCGAGGATCTTTTGCTTCTGCACTTTTAACTTCAGCAGCAAACGCTTCGGCTTCTGTAGGAGCTTGACTAAACATACCTTGCCGACCTTGCATCATATTAACAGGTGCTACCGTTTGTTCTTTCTTAATACCTACAAGAGTATAGAAAGCGTTCTCTGGTAAACTCGTTAATTGTTGCTTAGTCATTCCAAGCTCGGAAGCTTTCGCTTCCAGTTTTTGTTCTACTTCATCACCAAAGATTGTCTTAGCATTACTCATCATTTGAGTCTGCCTAGCTTCTTCGGCTTTGTCAGTAAGAACCTTATTGACCAACTCTTTCAACTTGCTTTCATTATCAGCAGTAGTAGCTGCTGGCTGTTGTGCCGTTGTTGGTGTCGTCAGCCGTTGTAAGTCCTGCATAAATTGTTCTCGGTTGCTTGCCTTTGAAACTTCAGATTGTAATGCTGCGTTTTCGGCTTCTAACTTCGCAATATACATTTCTTTTTGTTTCGCTCCCTCTAACAATTCATTTACAGAATTATACACGGAATGTGGTCCGACTACATACATACCTGATTGAGTGTTAGTTTCTCCCCCATTCTGTATGCCACCTTCTGCAGTAGTCGCTGCAGGATTCATTAAATCTGTCATTGGTTATATCCTTTCTGTTTTTATTCCTTTGACGGATTTAGTATAGCATATTTTAAGAGTTTTGTCAATCCTCTTCTATAACCAAGCTGATAAGCCTGTTTATAGGCCCAAGAAGGTGAGTCAAAGTCAGGGTCTGTTTCTTGTCCTAACTCTTCCTCAATCTTCTTAGAAACTGCTGTCAAATAGGTAGAAGCCATACGTATAGATTCTTCCATACGTTTACGCTCCTCACCCTTTAAACCGTTTAATAAAATGTTTGTACTAGACATTATTCTCCTCTTCTTCATTTGGAATCTCTTCAGGAGAAACTCCCTGATTTGCTAGTTGACGAGCCTTTTGTGCTTTAGCTTGTTGGTCTATCAATCCATCAACACGAACTTCGTCTACCTGTTGCATCAAATGTTCAGACAATTTCTGCTGATCTGTAACTTCATACAAACGAGCATCTTTACTATAAAGCCCTGCAACTTTGTCCAAACCAGTAGCATAAGCAATAATGTAACCAATCTTAGACGGGCTAAAGTTAGCACGCACTGCTTCATCCATAAAGATATTACTGTTGCCAAGTTGTTGTAATGTTTGAGCCATAACAGCTTTATCGGCATAGTTAATACTACCTACAGCTGTTAAAGCACCAGGACGTACTAAGTCTTCAGCCATAATCTTTACTGTTTCTGTAGTACCTTCATCTGTTTCACCTTCAACTGTAATCTCAATACCTTTATTTTTCTTTGCGAATAACTTAAGTGCAGCATTCAATAACGGTTCAATCATCTCTTCTTCAAACTTACGAACTTGACGATTAAAGATACGAGCGGCTGCGTTCTGTAACTGAGTTACTTCAAACATAGTCTTTTCACCAGGAGTTCTAAAACCAATAGCTTCTGATGGAGTACCTGCCATTACATCCATATCATACTTATAACGGTCAATATATGTATCTGCCGTTAAGATTGTAGAATTAGGAGATAAGAAGTCTACATCCCCATCAATCGGGCAGTTAATCTCAGACATAGGTCCAATTACTTCTGGAAGACTAATATCACCTTTAGTCTTTAAGATAGGATTAGAAATAAAGTCGTACACATCTGCACGTTTGTTTTCCAAGAAGTCAATACGATATTGCATACCTAATAAGTTTGCCAACGGTGACATACCCCATAAATTATCTACACGGTCACGCCACCTTGTTTGATACAACGGACAATAATCAAACGTATCATCCATAGGTTCGTTAGACAAAACAATAGCTCTGTCCATTACTGTAATCTTGCGAGACTTCTGTAATGTGTTTGTATCCATATCAAAGACATCACCAAAGAACGTTAAGATTTCTACCATATCAGACATATAGTATTCCGTCACGGAACCAAAACCAGCTATGTGCAATTCAGCATTAACAATGTTATCGCCAGATGTAAATACATTACGTACATTGTTACGGTTCTTTAATGCACGTTGAAAAGCCTTCTGCATATCTGGATCACTCTCAGCTAATGTAGCTACGTCAGCAATAGACTTAATAGAACGAATAATCTTCGGACTCTTCATAAAGCTTTCTGCTGTTACGTCAAACACTATGTCGGCTGGGTTAAACCGAACAAACTTTAATCCTTTTTCACGAGTACCGATACTACCATCAGGAAGTTTAACTGTTTCTGTTTCCCATACTGGCATAGCAAAACCATTACCAGCATAAATATAGTCTTCTACTACTTTACGAATAATTGGCTTAAAATTAGTACGAGTCAACAATACTTTATTCGCAAACTTAGCAATAGCACGTTTCTTTTTAAGCTCTTCACCTGTAGACAAATAGTTATCAAAGTCAATCGGGTTACGAAGACTAAAGATACTTTCTAAGTAATAAGTCCTTAATGTGTCTGCTATGTTTGTTAATTTAGGAATATGTGTACTATTGTTGTAAGGATGACGTTGAGTCATAATTCCTTTCGTATCTGTTGCAAACACATACTCTAATGTTTCTTGGTATTCTTTATACCATTGTTGTTTAGACGACTCCCAAGACTGAAACTTACAAGCAATATCAGCTGCGAGTTTGTCTTCATCTAAATGTAGTTCTACGTTGTTAGGCATTATCCTGCTCCTCCAAATCTTCCGATAGCCGTTGGTATTTTAATGTTCCTATTTACATAGTTCGTGCTCATCGGAGGAGTGGCTATCTCTACTGCATCCGATACAGCGTTTTTAATATCATCGTGCTCTGGCCGAGTATTCTTAAGTTCATACTCTAACAGTTCACAGTTACCACCTTTATAGTGCCATATCTTTCTATCTTCATACAAAGGTTGTAAGACACTATTAATACGTTCATCTTTGTCTTTCATCGGGCGGTTCTCTTCTATTGCTAGACTCACACCTCTTGAAGACAACATCTCTTTAATCTGTTTTACAATAACAGACTGAGCAGCTGTTACTTCAGCTCTCAGCTTCTTCATATTCCATTTACTGTATGCGTTAATAATATGACCTACATACTCTAGAATCTTATCTGTCTTAAACCTATCTAAGTCTAAGATATAACGATTCTTCATAGCATCTACTCCGACAACAGCAATAACTGTACTATCTGATTTCTCCCCCAACGAATATGCAAAGTCCATAGCTGCATAGACAAATAACTTCTGTCCATTCATAAACCACGTACCGTGTTGTTCTGTTAACTTACTCTTGTCGTAATACTGGAATACTTCTTCATCATATCCTTTACTACCACCTCTGTTAGGATCGTTGTAATACTGAGCATAAAACTGACTCTTGTCTGTATACCCAGCTTTAATACGAGCTAACTGCTGTGCATCAAATCCAAAATACTTGCCATCGCTTCTTTTTGTTCTTGGCCACAAAAACTCACCATTCTCTTCTACTACTCTTTGGAACACTTCCCACTGTTGTTTAGTACCTACAAACTCTCCGTCTTTATTATACACCTCTTCTTCTGTGGCCAATAAGTCTGCATACAAGTCATTAGGATCATAACGAGTACCGACACAAAAGATCATACCACCTGGATTTAAAATTGACTGCAGCTGACTATAACGTTCACTTACTAACTTACGCCCACTAGGATTATTATTGTTCGGTTCTACTAAGTCGTCTAGAATAATAATATCAGCGTGAGCACCAGTAGTTGTAGTCGTTAAACCGCCAGTCTTGACAGTACTATCACGTATACCTTCTCTCTTCCTTATAGGACTATCTACGCATATCTCAGTTGTCGTCCACTTACTACGCTTTCCTTCTTCCTTCTCTATTAAATCAGGAAACAATCGCATATGTAACGGACTTTCAAATACTTGTTTAATGTCTCTTAACTGACTCTCAGCTAAGTCAGATGTAGCAGACAAATATAAAATACTTATAGCAGGATTGTTAATGATTAGCCAATTAACTAGTCTCGCCATAATAAAACTCTTTCTATGAGCACGAGGTAATAAACCTAGTCTATACCTACAACCATCCTTCTTAGTTAGAAACGTACAGAAGTCTTCGTGTACTTTAGCCATTACTGCATACGGACAAACAGCCTTAATGTATGTGACTAAATCACTCTTACAGGCCTGCTTAATGTCAGACAATACACTTCTCTCTTCTTGCTTCACTAGCACATCCCTATTCTAGAATAAACTTCCCTTAACTCTCCGTCTTCTTGTAACAGCTTCTGTTTAGCTCCCTCTACTTCTTCCTTGCTAGGTCTACCAGCCTTCCTCTTCTCCTCGCCATCTACAAATCCAGTATCACATAAATACTTTAATGCTGCAAACCTAGCCTTATTACTCTCGTCAGCTGCTATACAAGCTATGTCCTTTACATTCCTATGAAGATACCTTTGCCTAGCTTCGGTCCTCCACTCCTTGTATATACCACTAAATAACTTAGCTTGTTTACATCTCTCCCACCAGCCATAGTCCCCCTCTAAACAATTATCAACAAAGTCTACCTCAGTAGGATCATTAAAGTACCGCATATACAGCTTCTTCAGTTCGTCTACCGTATACTTAGCGTCCTCTAGTCCATTAGGCAAGTCCCTAAACAATCCTGTCAATCCCCTTTGCTGTCCCATTATCTTCCTTTCAGTGTACAACTACTATATCATAAAATGATTAAAAAGTCAACCCTTTCAAAAAGTCTGTAATTTCTCTGAGAAAATTTGTAACGGTATTGTGAATTTCTGAAGATACACCCTCACCCCCTTTGTCCCCTTTTAAGACAAAAAGCAAGTTCAATTTTTTTGAACATTAAAAAACTTTTTTCTTTTATATAATTTTCTTTTTTGTAAAAGTAAATAATAATTAAATAATAATTAAATAATAATTAAATAATAATTTATTTTTTGTTTATTGTTTTATTATGTTTAACTTTTAACTTTACTTTTTACTTCATCATTAAAAAACAATAAAAAGCAATTAAAAAATCATTTTACAATAAAAAAATATATCATTTTACTACTATATATTGTGTTTAAAAATAAAAATTACTACTATATCTTGTAAAAGTTAAAAATAATTTATATTTTTTTAAAAAAATTATTGCAATTTAATTTTTTTTATGTTATATAATAATAGTCTTTTGAAAAAGACTATTGTAAAAGTTAAAATAAAGGTTTTTAAATAATATCATTAAATACTTTTATACTATACAATAAAAAGTTGTTAAAAATAGTAAATAGGTTTAAATGGATAGTTAAAAGTTTTTTACTTTTAATAACATACTTCAATAATAAAATTGTCGTATGTTATAATTTAATAATAACATACTTTATAACAAAAGGATAATACTATGATTAAACAAAATGAAAATAACAATAACACTCTTGTAATAATTGAAAAAGCATTGCAAGATTTTAAAAATGTAAAAAACTTTACAAAAGAAAAATATAACATTATCAATAATCTTTTAAAAATTGCTTTTGATATTTATGAAAAAGACAATAATAAAGGCGGGTTTTTACGCTTGTTATTTGATTATGATAATGAAATAGGCTGGGTTAAACCTTCTGTAAT